TCTCGTTTCAACATCAGTACCGCCAAAGACAAAGAACACATGTCGATTTTTTGCCGAATCGTTGATAAGATTGAAAAGGTCTTTGCCATGTTTTTCTACAAACTGAAATAATATAAGTGTGTTGCCTTCAAGTGACATAGTTAGATTTTTGATAAACTCGTTTCTTGCTTTATTCATTACTATGTATTCAATCTCTTGGTTGTAGTCCCAGTCTTTGCATTGTTTACATATTTCATCAGTATACTTCAGAATCAAACATTTGATACGAAAATCAGCCAGTTGTTTTTTTGCAATGAGTTCAGATGTTGATGTTGCTTTGTAGACAGGACCGAAAAGACCTTCAAGTACCAGTCGGTGTGTTTGTGTACCATCAAGTGTACCTGTTGTACCAATACGATACTTGGCCTGATCACAACCTGAAAGAATTGTTGTCAACGATTTGGCCTTGAATTGGTGTGCTTCGTCACCAAGAACAAAGTCAAATTGTTCAAAATACTCTTTCTCATTTTTGTAGATTGATTGCCATGTGGTAATGGTCAGAAACTTATTGGTATGTTTTTCTTTGCCTGAGTATTGTCGATGGCAGTATTCTTCTGAATCATAACCATAATCTTCAAAGTCTTTATACATCTGTTCAACAAGAGAGGTCGTAGGCACGATCAGAAGGCCTCTACGATGATCTGAAGACTGTAACCATCTCACTATCAGATAGAGTATCAGAGACTTTCCTGACGCTGTAGGAGACAGGAGAAGTATGCGTCTGTTACGAATTGCATGAACAAAAGACTGTAGTTGATAATCTCTTGGCTCAAACGGTAGTTCAAGTGTTCGACAGAAATCAACTGCTTCAACCAATGAAAAGTTTTCTAATACTGTAATATCAGAATCGATTTCTAATGTGTAGTCTCTTTCTTTACAAAACTTTTCAATATACGGTACAAGACCATGATAAATGGTGAATGACCGCAAATCTGCCAGGCGTATTTTTCCGTCCCAAATTCGATTTTTGTATGCAGGTGTGTATTGATAACCAGGAACGAAGAAAGTAAAATAATCTGAAAGTTCTTGTGCTAAGCCACGATCACATTCAAATTGTATGAAGGCTTCATTCTTTTTATGTAATGTAAGATCAGACACCTTGTATAAACTTTTCCCATGAAATAAAGTCACGCAACTGAAATGTGCGACTGTTCAATTCTTTTAGAATACTTGTGCAGACTTCAACAATTTCATCATGCAATATTTTTGATGCAAGATATTTGTTCAAGTCTTCATCACTCTCTAGATATGTAGTGATGTCGGATTTGAGTACAAAAGGAAATGGATCCCAACCATATTTCTTCAGGTCATCGTCATCTAACTTGCCTGTGTAATATTCCCATTTGAGTTTTTTCATTTTGTTATACTTGAACTCAGCCTGTTTCGACAACAGACGATGTTGTGAAAGTATATTCAAATACTTACTGTGAAGTTTGGGTATGTCTAAGAGTGCTTTGCCAGGTTCTGTTCGGTCAATATCAGAATCTTGCCGCCACATTTCAAGTAAATCATCAAGTTGTTTCATATAATACCTCCTATTGGAAGTATATCACAGATTAGTCAAATGTCAAAACAATTTTTCAATGTCGTAGTATTCATACCGAAATGTAGCATCTGCGGTAATTATTGTATCTGGTGAATCAGAAGCGTTCATTATAAAGGTAGACAATGTGGTAGGAAAACAATTACGAAATTTGAATCGGTAATATTCTTTGTTTGAAGACGATAACAAAGTTACCGTGGCATCAGAAAATTGTGGAAAATTTGCTTTATACCCAGCAATACGATTGAGTTTTGGTAACTGTCGGTATTCATCATAACTAACAGGAAATGTCATTGCACGAATCCAATCATGCACTTCTTTCCAGCCTTGTAATTCTTCATCAACAAAAAAAGTAATGTTCAGTAGATCATAGATGGCTTTTTCACCAGGTGAGTAGATATCAACAAGTGGGTTGACAAGAACAGCTTCTGATAGTGAAATACCAGGTACGCTGACCGATTGACAAAAGTATTGAATGTTTGGTGCCCGAGAAAAGTTTAGTAAAAACTTATTCGGTTGAAGAAAGTTTGGATTGGTAGGTGTGCGATTGATTGCTGTCATAGCATTATTTATCTATAAAAAAAAGAGGGAACCGAAGTTCCCTCTTTATGATTTGGTGCCATTTTTTTATTCTTATTGTAGCACCTATAAAACTTACATCAGGTTTGTAATCTTGAAAGCACGATAGTAGTTATTAGAAATAACATTACGGCCACCAAGTCCTTGTGAAGTACCTTCAGCGAATGGGTTTGCAACCATGCCGTAACGAGTCTTGAATCCAATTTTTGGTTGGAATGTACCCGTATCAACAGCACGAACCATTTGCAGAGGAACATATGGACAATAGAACAGACCAGCATCATAGGCATTAGAACCTTTGTAACCAACAACAGCAAACTCAGCAGACGAGCTAACTGGGAAGTATGGATCGATGTAAACCTTGATACGGCCAAAGAGTGTACCAGCAAAAGTGTTACCAGTATCATCAACAGTCAGATTGACTTGACCCTGAAGTGCAGAGTTGTAGTCGAGAATACCAGCCATTGCAAGAGCAGAAGCAACATCAGAAGAACAGATCATGATGTTACCTTTCCCTCTACGAGTCAGTTTGGCAATTGCGTTTGCTTCACGCTCGATTTGGAAGGCAAGACCTTTGACTTTTTCAACCATCCAGCGACCGTTAGAGTCGGTATCAAGGTTGAATGTACCAGTAGTTGTAGTACCAACTTGGCAACCAACTTTTGCAGTTGAATAGATTGTGCGAACAACTTCACGATTGATCTCAGCAAGGATCTCAGTCGAAAGAATGTTAGCAAGTTCTGTTTCAGCGTCAAGACCATGAACTGCCTTGAGGTCTTGTGCAAGTTCCATCGAATACTCAGCCTTCAGAGCACGGGTACGAGCAGTCACCGTAACTTTTTCAATGGTAAATGCCATTTCTTGGAAAGTGTTAGCAGCATTACCATCACCAAGAGCTTCTGCACGACCTGTAGTTGTTGATGTATCACGGGAAGCATGAACGGTGTTAGCAAAGACATTGAGTGTTGCAGAAGTGTCAGCGGCCAAACTAAGAGTGAATGGACCAGCAGCAGCACTACCAGCGAACGAAACATTTGCCTCGTTGTAGAAAGCTTCGTCTCCACTTTGCGAACTATACTTAGTACGCATTGCAAAGATAAGACCTGTAGGACCTGTCATTGGCTGAACGCCTGCCACATCATAAGCGATGAGGTTAGGAAGCGAACGGCGAACGAGAGAGATGAGAATTGGATCAAAACCAGCAACTGGACCAGCAGCTGCAGCGCCACCACTAAAACCACCTGTGTCAGCAAAGTTTGTTGGCGATGTTTCTTGAAGCATACCAGAAGCTTTTCGCATCTCGGTAGCTTGGTTCTCAAGAATTACTGCCGTAACGGCTTTACGATATGGGTCAGAAATAGAAGGAAGGTCTGGGTGATCAAGCACGCCTTCCCATTTTCTTTGAAGTTGTTCGGACAAATACATTTATATCTCCTTAGTTTTTGTTTTTATTAGAGCTTAGTTTTAGAAATTGCTTTTGATACTGCGGCAACGAAAGGATCATGAATGTCAACTTTCTTGTCGTCAGGATCTTCTACCGTTTCGTGAAGTTGTTTTGCATCAGCCTTCTTCACACCAGATGGAAAATAGTTCTCACGAATGGTTTCAAGCTTTTCGATGTATTCGTCCTCTGTGGAGAATTCAACACTCTCTGCGAGTGATTTGATTTTTTCAGCTTGTGTGTCGGTGAGTCCTTCACATACTGTTCGGGTAAGTTCTGTTTTGACTGATTCAATAAGCGCCTTCTTGTAGTCAATGTTGCGCTCAATCTCTTCATCAAGTTTGCTTTCAAGTTCTTCAACTTTAGTAGCAAGTTCATCAACAAGATCAACTTTTTCTGACGGAACATCAATATAGTGTTCCGCAAAGAGATTGCGAAGACCAGCAATGAATTCTTCTGTAAGTTCAGCACGAAGACCAGATTCAATAGCAATAGCGTTTTCTTCCATCCATTGCTCAATAACATAGTTGAGGTAGTCATCTACTTTTTCGGTCAGATCATTTTTAATTTCTTCAACCGATTCTTCAAACAACGATGCGTATTTGGTTTCAATTTCTTCTTCAAATTGTTGAACTCGGTCAAGAACACGAGCTTCAAAGATTGTAGTTACTCTCTCTTTGAAATCTTCAGAGATAGTAGAATCGTCTGCAAAAAGAGAATCAATATCTTCTTTCATTTTTTTCTTCATCATCTTTTCTTTATCATGCATTTTTTCTGCAATGAGGTCTTCACCTTCTTCATCTTCTACTTCTTCCATTTTGGCAGAAGCAGCAGAAGGCTTAGTAGAAATAGAAGCCTTATTCTTCGCAGAATTGTCTGGCGCTTTACCAGATGCATGAATCTTATTTGAATCATCATCAGGTTTAGAATTTTGTGGTGTTGGACCACCAAGATCTTCTACCTCAGAACCTGGTAGTTTGTGCATTGGCTCAGCAGCGGCCGATCTCTTGCTATTCGCAAGAACTTCTGCTGCAGCTTCCATTAATTTATTTGTTGCCATTAGGAATCTCCTTATGATTTTATATTTATAATTTTAGAGTTTTCGTAAATAATTTTCAAATATCTTTAGAGCAACTCCCTCAATTTGTGATTTAGAAGCTCTTTGAATTGTCTTTTTGGTTTCTTCAAATTGTTTTTCCATAAACTTACCATCAACAAACATCCATTCTTTATTTTCCATAATACCGTTGACAAAAGCACCAGGTGCAGATGGATCAGCAACAATGTCAGCCGCTGTAGCAAGACGAAGGTCGTCCTGAACAAGATTATAACCTTCTTTTGTTTGAACCAATGAACCTAAAGCTCTAGAAGAAACACCTACACCAACATCATTTTCAATAAAGTTTTTGACAATTTGACCATAAGGTGTATCGAGAACTAAGGCTTTACCGTAAAAAGTATTGCCATCTTCTTTCAAAGAAACGATCTTATGAGAAACTCGTTCAAGGTTGATTGATGGTGTGTCTGGATGACCCAACTCACCAAGAGCTCGATTTGTACTAACAAATTCTTTCATGTAACGAGCCACCTCATTACGCAGAGTGTCCATCTTGTACATGCGATTGTTTTTATTGACGGCATCACCAACTAAAAATGTGCCTTCAATGTAAAGTTTTTTCTGACCGTTTTCAGATTCTTCTGTGAGGTACTTTACTTCCTCTACGGTTTCTCTAATCAGTTTCATTTTAGATGCCCTCTAGAGCAGTTGAATAGGTTGTGTCTTTTGTAACTTCAACGATTGCACTACCACCAGTTACGATGGTTACAGCAATATTTGCAGTCGAATTGTTTGCGATAATGTGACCAGAATCAGATGGTCTCATATCACCAGAACCATGAAGTGCTAAAACAGGCACACCATCTCTAGTAATTGAGATAGAACCATTTGTTGACCATATCACTCTTTTGATTGATGCCGAGGTGACGGTTTCGTTTGCATTTTTAGCAAGTTGTGCCAAAGTTACATTGGCAGTCCCAGCATCAACAACACGAATAATTGATGCTGATCTAAGTGAGTTCGTAATTTCAAATGGCATTTTATCTTAGTCCCATTGAGGTTCGTCTTCTCATTGACAATTTTCTTTTTAGCAATGAGCGGCGAAGTTTAGCTCTTCTAGTTGTTTTCCATGATCGCTTCAATAAGCGAGCTTTTCGTAATCTTTCTGTTGCAGGTATTCGTTTTACTGTATTACCTGAAATTCTATAACCTTTGATACCTGATCGTCTAACATTTTTTTGAACAACGATACGACCTTTTGCATTACGCCGAATTCTACGGCGAATACGATTGATTCTACCCATCTTGACAATATTAGGATTTCTCTTTATTGCTTCGTCAAGTTCTTCTACCTCTTCATAGTTATCTGCCGCAACATATCTTTTTGCCTCAGAAAACCTTTTTTCTACGATACTACTTAGATGAGCAAATAATTCTTGTTTTGCTTCTTCTAACTTGCTTGCAGCAATAAGTTCTACAAATCTCATTTTGATCTTTTGAAAGCAAAGTCAGCCGCCTTGGCTAAATGTGCAGGAGACTTATGAACCATGTCTGCAAACTTCTTTTTATTATCATCATTCAAGGCCTTATGAACCTGTGTAATTGCTGATGCAGTAAAATGATCAACCTTACGAGTTGAACCATCTGCAAACTTGACTCGATTTGCCTGTTTATCATTGACAATCTTATGTAGTTGATCTATTACCGCTTCTTCTAATTGTGTTTCTTCTGCCTGAAGTGGTGTTGAAGATACATTAGGACCATAAGGTATTGAGAAATACTTATCTAACTTTTGATTATAATACAACGCCATCTTTACTTTGTTTGGAAAGAGGCGAATTGCTTTTCTTTTGAGCACAAGAACAAAAGGTGGATCTTTTGGTAGATCAGCTGTTTCTTCTGTGATCTCAAACTCTTCTTTCATCTCTGGATCAATTTCATCACCAACTTTGATACGATGCGCTCTCACTTTGCGACCAGATGGACCAATTTTGTAATCAGCAGTATCAATAATTTTTTCTTCAAGTTCTTCTCTTACAACACGGCGAGTTTGTTGAAAGATTTGTTTGTTACTGGTAATCAAATCGACCATCTTATTGAAAAGATTTTGAAGAATCATACGGTCAGCATTGTTGAATACTGGCCGTTCTTCTTTCATCTTATCTAGAATTTTATGAATACGCTGAAGTTGTGCTTTGTTCGCCAGACCAGCACGAACAAGCATATCGAACTTTGCGTAGTCCGATTCTTCTGTGAGTATTTTGAATTCTTGTAATGATTTCATTTATTTTGCCAAACGGTCAACTGCACGACCAATACCTTTATTGACTTTTGACTGATACTTTTTGACCATTCTGGCATCACTATCAGATGGTGCCATTTGATAACCAACTTCAATTTTAGGAAGTTGCTTTACACGCTTCTTGACATATTTACCTAAAGCTTGTCTACCAGCAGGTGTATCACCAATCTCATCGAGCTGTTCTAATGCTTCAAGATAGAGTTCTTGGTCTTCTTCTGAAAGAGCTTCAAATTCTTCTTGTGTAAGAAGTTCTTCATCTTCAACTTCTGAATCAGCAGTATCTTGCACTTCTACATCAAGGTTTTCACCGTAAAGTGTTCGTGCAATTTCTTGTTTGCGAGCATCAAGAGCTTCAAATGCTTTTGAAGAAAGCATATCGGTCAATGTATCTTTTGCATCACCGGCTTCGCCAGCAGCAACTTTTTGAATGAATAATTGAGCGTCCATCTTAGTTCCTTTTTAGAATTAGTTATCTATTTATGACAGAAAGAAATCGTTGTGTTTGCCGATCTAAATCAGGTGTAGGTGATTCTGTATTTTCGTCCTGAGTATTATCAACAGGTGGATACTCATCAGGTGACGGTGGTGGTTCTTGTGGGCCACCCATCACCGGTGAACCTATACCTTGATCTTGTTCTTCTTTCATCTGTTTGTCCATTCGTTCAACTTCTTCATCAGTCATACGAAGAACATTTTTCTTTACCCAATTGCCAGAATAATAACGACCCAAGAACGGATCAATTGTTGCCAAAAGTTGCAGCCTTGAAGTAAGAAGTTCAGAATCTTGAAGTTCTGTGAAATGATTATCTTTCTTGTAGTCGTAGTAAATCTTTTCTTTGAATTCTTCCCATTCTTCAGAGGTACAAACACCTTTGAGAACAAGTTGCGTTTTGAGTGCAAGGTCAAAGATTTGTGAAAACTTATTGCGAAGTCTTGTAATAAACTTCATAAACTTGACTTCATCTCTGGTCACTTCTGTTGAACGACCAAGACCAATCATACCACCTTGTTGTGGTTCTAAACGAGAGATTGGTACATTGAGTGCCTGAAGTAATTTCTTTTGAAAGTATTTTATGTCTTCAAGTTCACCAAGGTTCTGACCAGCAGGTAATGTAGTAATCTCTGTACCTTTACCACCTTCACGGCGAGGTAACCAGAAATCTTCAAGCATCGACATATGTTTACGATCATCTCTTAGTTCACCGGTTGATGCATCATAGACCATCTTGTTACGGTACTTGATCATCACATCACGCAGATATTGTTCGGCCTTACCTTTTGGTAGATTACCTACATCAATGTAAAAGATTCTGCGTTCTGGTGCTCTTGAGATACGATAAATCACCACCGCATCTTCAATCATTCGTAACTGATTGAGTGGTTTGATTGCCTTATGTAGATACGAGATAACAAATGTATTCTTTGCATCCATCATACCAGAGTTGACATTGATAATTGAATCTGGTGCAATACGAACGCCTTGATTGACTTGTGCTGAATATGTTTGCGTTGTTGTACCACGATCATTATAGACATAGTACTCAGCAATTGAGTCTATAATTTGTGCGCCAGTTTTTGGATCTCGACCTTTTTTGATTTCTCGTACTTTACGAATCTTACGAGGATCGATGTATCGAAGTTCTTTGATGCCTTCTTTTGAATTCTTTTCATCCACCACCACTTGAAAATAAATTCGACCGTCAATGTACCAGCGTTTGAAAAGATCGTCAGCAAGATTACCAAAGTTCAACATCTGAAGAACATTTTCAAATTCTTCGTGAATCTTTTTCTTGATAGATGCTGGTTGATCAAGTTGATCTGTTACAATATCAACGGTGCGACCACTTACATCGTGTGTGATTGCCTCGTTTACAATATCGTCAATGGCCTGATCCAATTCTGGATGATTGGACATCTCTCGATATCGTGTAATAAGTTCTAGTTCATTACGAACAGCACCTTCAAGGTCAATGTAGGTGCCATAGTATGCATTTTGGGTGACGGTAACTGCACCGTCATCCATTGATTCGGTTGGAAGCGTAAACGAAGGTTGGTCAGGAGCTTGCTTCTGAACAATGTCTTGCTTACCGAGTGTAAAACCAAAGAGGCGGATTGCCATTAGAATATCATCCTATAAAGAAATATTAGAGGGAACGAATTCCCTCTAATACTTAGATCACCGCTGTTTCTACGGATTCCCACCATTGGAAGGCGAGAGTGATTGAAAACTCTTCAATCGTATCGTTTGATCCCCAATCTACATCAATTGGTGTTAGATCAGTTGGGAACAAACCAAGAAACTTATATCTCTTGAGTTGGTCACCAGTTTTACCAAACTGAGTAACTTCACCATCAACAGTATAACCACCTGGTGCCAGAGCAACTGGATTACGCACATTCAAACTATGAGAATTGATACCGTTCATCCATCTTTCAAAGGCGTTACGGATTACAAAATCTTCATCGTTGATGACTGTGAGTGTCCAATCTGCAAATGTTCTGTTACCAACAAATTTGAGCTCACGACCAAAATACTGCACTGGCACAACTCCAATGGTAGAACCTGGAAGTTGTGCTGTTTTACACATGAATGTAAGTTTTGTTTGTGCATTTCCCGGCGCAGAGAAGGCAGGGAAGGGCATAGAAACTTCAAATAGATTAGGACGAGCACCGTCTCCAACCATCTGACTTCTAAATTCGTTGACTGAAAATGCCATTTATTTTTCTCCTGTTTCTCTATTTATTAGAATTGCCCAACAACTTCTTCAAAACTTACGCCACTTCTAACAGCAACAAAGTTGAGCTGAATGAAGTTAATCGAGCGAACTGGTTTGATATAAATGTCACCAATAAATTCATTGCGGTCAATAACTTCTTGTGTGTTATTTGTTTCATCACAGACAACACGAAAATCAGTAATACCACGGCGACCAGCAACATCACGCAAATATGGTTCAACAAGATTTACAAACTGAGCCCTTGTAAATTGGTCATTGAATTCAAACAGCGAGAATCTTGCAGCACGAGCAATGGCCTTTTCAACTACGATGAATAAACGGCGAACATTGATTCGATCAAAGGCCGATGGTTTTGCCAATAAAGTTTTGTCACCAAAAAGAACTGTACCTTCACCAGGGAAAGAAACAATTGGATTGATGCCTTTTACATAAAGATCATCACGATTTGCTTTTGTTGGATTCCATGCAAGTTTGATAACATTTTTGATGATACCACGATTCAAACCACCAGGTGAGAACCAAGGATCTCTTTCAAGGTCTGTTCTCACACAGAGACCAGCCACATCACCGTTCAATGGTACCCAACGGTATGTGTCGTTATATTTGTCAAACTGATATTTCCAGTTGCTGTCCATAACTGCATAGGAAGTAGAAGTCAATAAATCACGATATTCAATGATATCAGAAGTTTCATTGCCTGCGTTATAGACAACATCAGCTTTTTCTGGTGACAAGAAGACCAAACAATCTTTACGAACTTCTGCAATGTTACTAATCAGATGTGTCGCAAGAGTTTGACCAGCAGGACCAGAAATAACCAGAGAAACATCAACCGAATCAGCATCAGCAAATTGATCGTATGCAGTAATGAGTTCAGCGTTACCAATTGTACCATCGGCTCCAGCGGTAAACGATGCAGTAAATGGTGTTGCAATTGATGTGAATGTTGAGGTAGAAGTGTTACCCCAGTTCAATGCGCCTGGTTGGTGTGCCATCCACCAAATGTAACCAGATCGTTGATTGATAACATTTTTATAGAAATTTGTATTTCCAAAAGAATCTTTTGCGTCAGATGCCTTAGAAACAAAAGAGTATCTTTCAAGAATTGTATTTGCAGTACCAGAGAACAGGCCATCTTCGTCAAGAACGATGACATGCAGTTCGTCTCCAGAACCACCACGACCAGCAACAAAATCAGAAGTACCTGGTGCAACACCAAGATTATCTGCATATTGCCATTTACGAGTGATTGCAGTACCAACAGCAATATTCGATGTGAAAGCAGTTGCAACAACGATTGCAGCTGCATTTACGGAAGAAACTCGCTTGAATGAAACACCACCATCGACAGAAACGAAGTCGCCTGGGTAGACATAAGATGCGATATTAGCACCACCAGAGGCATCAACATTTATAACTGTGGTTGAATCAACAAGATAGTTGAGAGCGTTAGCGGTGTGAGCATGTTGAGCAGTTACATTTGACGAAAATGCGTTTGCACTTGGGCAAATTGAGACACGAATTGAGTTACCAAGAGCACCAGGCCAACGAGCAGCAAATGGACCAAATGCGGTATTTGTTGCATTTTCGTGGTTGTTTTCGTAATCGTCTTCATTTTCAATCAAAACACCAGAACCATTTGCGGTTGCATTGAAAGTAGAAGTTGTATTTGCAGCACGAACTACTCTAAGATTATTACTATATGCTAGAAAGTTTGCAGCAGTGAACCAATGTTCATAATTATTTGCGTCTGGTTTACCAAAACGGTCAACCAAACGAACTTCGTCAGAAATAGTGACGATTTCACGGGTAGGTCCCCAAGCAAAAGGTCCAGCAAATGCGCCAACGGATGTGGCAACGGCAGGAACAATTGTAGTCAGATCAATTTCTGATACATTTACTCCAGGTGATAGCTGAAATGCCATGGATTTCTCCTTATGTTATACGGATCAAATTTGTTTATTTGTCTATTTAGTTTTTTTGTAATTTAGACCAAAATACAAAATTTGCTACATTCATCAGTTTTCTATCGCATAATCTACACACATTTTTTAATTTTGGTTTGTTTTTGTGAGCTTCTGATATTTTTTGTTTAGAATTTTCAGTATGATTTTTTACTGTTCTAGATAAAATTCTTTTTTGTATGTGTTCTGTAGATTGTTTTTTACCTTTTTTTGATAAACTGATGTTCAGATTATGTGTTTGTGAATTTTTTCTACCTTTTTTAGATAGAGACATATTTTGTTTGTGTTCTTCTGTGTAAGTATATCCAACAACTCCATCACCACCGAGAGTTTTATTATAACTTGGTTTTAGTTTTTCTATCCAATATTTTTCTTTTTCATTGAGTAAATCATTGCAATCAACTACCTCTAAGATTTCAACTTGAAAATTTTGAAAACCATATTTTTTTATAGCTTTGTGAAAGTGTGTTTTACTTTTTTTTGACAAATAGAAGTGTTCTTTGAATCTTTCATTTGGATTCTTTTTAGTTTTACCTATATAAAATTTTTCATTCAATAGGTTTTTTATTTTGTAAATAAACATTTTTTTACAGATTTGAGGTAAAGTAACCTCTTTCCGTCCAAACATCACCACTATCCACAATCACTTCTTCTTTTCTGCCATCGTCAATAATAC